CAGACAAATGGGTTGTTGTTCGAATCACTAGTGATAACCATTCACCTATCCATAAAGTATTTGCTTGTTGGTATGGTGGATGGGCAGGTGCTGACTCATGGAAGTTAAACAGTGGCATTACCAAAGTGATCCTCGAAGGAAATTCTTATTTCTTCGAGGGTTCTTCTGGATCTGTTTATGAGTGCCATAAAAATAGTTATGGAACAAATATGTATGGTCAGGGAATTTTAAACAATCTGATCGACAAGGTTGAACGAGCAGGTGGCACATGTGTTGTTCTATCTGAAGAAACTAATTGGTTGGAGATTAACTATGAATAAACCTACGACGTGGACAATTAAATTAGAAGAAGCAGACGATGGGACTGGAGATCTAATTATGCCATTCACAGATGAGATTCTAGAATCTGCTGGCTGGAAAGAAGGTGACACTCTTGAGTGGATTGATAATAAGAATGGTAGTTGGACTTTAAGGAAATTAGATGCAACAACAAATACCACTGAGTGATACTGAGGAAGCAGTTCTACAACTGTTACAAAAAGTATCTAAACTAGAAGATGAGAATAAGATTCTCAAAGAAGAAATTAAACAATTGAAATGGTCAATACAGGAGCACGACTAATGCCAAAATTTACTTTTATTTGCGAAGATGATCCAATGCCTTTTAGCTCAGGTGTTGTGACAAAGCGTACTATTGAGTTCGATGCAGTAGCACTCAGTGATGTTGTGTCAGAATTTGAATTGTTCCTCCGTGGAGCAGGATTTAATCCACCTGGGATTTTAGATTTTGTTACAGAAGATGAATACTACGGTACTAATCCAGAGTGGAACACTGAAGAGTGGGATACTCCACAAGATGATATTCCAGATTTTACAATCCCAGATAAATCTCCTTACTTTTTTGACACTGAGAGGAACAAATAATGGGAATGCCACTTGACGTATTGGTGTTTCAGAACGCATGCGACCAAAAAGCATCACCTGAAAACGCTGCACTGTATAAAGTTCTTATGGAAGAAGAGTTTAATGAGTTTATTAATGCTCATTGGAACAAAGATGAAGTAGAAATGCTTGATGGTTGCATGGATTTGATCTGGGTAACACTTGGATTTTGTCATATGAAGGGTTATGATGTGCAAGGTGCATGGGATGCAGTGCTTCGAAGCAATATGGCAAAGGTTGATCCAGTTACAGGCAAGGTAAAACGACGTGAAGACGGTAAAATCCTTAAACCAGAGGGCTGGACACCACCTAATTTGACGAAATTTATAAAATAATTTGGTTTGCACCAAATTTTGAGGTATAATTACATTATGATTACATTATTTTTAGACATGGATGGTGTGCTTTGCAACTTTGACAAGGCATATTCATCACTTCGCACTCATGCAGCTGATGGAAAACGATTTCGTGCAGCTGTTATGGACTTTCACATCTTCGAAGACCTCGAATTTATGCCAGATACACAAGAATTGTTGAATTATGTCAGCAAACTTGAAGGCATCAACATTGAAATTCTTACTTCACTTGGTACTTTTGACGTACATCAAGGAAATCAAGCAAAATATCAAAAAATGAAGTGGCTTGGTAGTAAAAATATTCCTTACAAAGCAAATTTTGTGCGATCTAAAGAAGAAAAGGCTCAATACGCAACTGAAACTAGCATTTTGGTAGATGATTCAATTGGTTGTATCACTCCTTTCAATGCTAAAGGTGGTCACGGTATACTTCATACCAAATCTTCTGAGTCAATACAACAAATTCATGATGTGATTCGTGGAATTAAAGGATTGAATGCACTCCGCAGGATTGCTTTATGAATGATTTATTAAAACCTACATTAGAATGGATTCGTGATGACTGGAATAGTGGTAAGTTTCGCTTTATTATTGAGTTGTTGGCTTGGGCTATTAGTATTGGTTGTGCGATTGTCATGGCACTCACTGTACCCACTCCTCCACTACTCATTTTGTATCCTATTTGGATTCTTGGTTGTGCTATGTATGCTTGGGCTGCTTATACTCGGAAATCAGTTGGGATGTTGGCTAACTACCTCTTGTTGGTAACTATTGATATTGTAGGTCTTCTTAGGATGCTATGAATATATTTTATCTTCACGAAGATACACAAGAATGTGCAAAACAGCATCTTGACAAACACGTTGTTAAGATGATTCTGGAATACGCACAACTTTTATCTACTGCTCATCGTCTTCTTGACGGATATGAGTATGAAGGTAAGTCTATTTCTGGTCGCAAAGCCATGCGATGGAAATTGGATGATGTTCGTGAAGATAATTTGTATCTTGCATCACATATGAAACATCCATCAGGCATTTGGTGTCGTGAGACATCTGCTAACTATATGTGGTTGTATTCTCTCTGGCGAGATCTTATGAAAGAGTATACTTTTAGATATGGTAAACATCATGTTGCTGAAAAATTGATTCCTTTCCTTGATAATTTACCAAAAAACATAAAAATTGGCAATATCACACCAATGCCACAGTGTATGCCTGAACAATATAAAGTTCCAGACTCGATTCAAGCGTATCATAACTACTATATCAATGATAAACAGCCATTTGCTGTTTGGACCAATAGACCTATCCCATCTTGGTATGTTTCTGAGTGGAAAATCAGAAATCACAAAGCAATTGCACTTTCAGAGAAGAATAAAGTGAAATTCAAAATGGTTCCAGCATAAATACATGTGAAGGAGATATTATGCCAACTTATGTATTTCGAAATAAAGAAACAAACGAGCAATTTGAAAAAATTATGAAGATCTCTGAACTAGATAAGTTTAGAGAAGAAAATCCCCAGTTAGAAACAGTTATTCAATCAGTTGCTTTTGGTGACCCAACTAAATTGACGTCATCACGCAAATTCGACACAGGATTTAAGGAGGTGCTGCAAAGAATCCACGAAAAGACTCCAGGAAGTCAACTACAAAAATCTTCATCACAATTATAATTAAGGGACACGAATGGCTCGTAAACCAGCAGCAATAAAACCAACAGATAATGTACAATGTGAGCCAAAAGAATCAACAAGAAATCCTAAACCAAATGGTAATCATTTAAGATTACGAATTGATGACTTAAAAACTTTTGAACCATTAACAAACAATCAAAAGATATTCTTTGACGCATATAAGCGTGGTGATTACTTTGTAGCACTGCATGGAGTGGCAGGTACAGGTAAAACATTTATTGCTTTATACAAAGCAATTGAAGAAGTGTTGGATAAGGCAAATCCTTTCGATAAAATTATCGTAGTGCGTTCAGCAGTACAGTCACGTGAGATTGGTCACCTTCCAGGTGATGTTAATGAGAAGATGGAAATCTTCCAGCAACCATATCGTCAAATTTGCGAAACATTATTTGGTCGCAAAGATGCATGGGATCGTTTAGAAGAACAACATCACATTGAGTTTATCTCTACATCGTTTATTCGTGGTATGTCCTTTGACGATGCCATTATTATCGTTGACGAAATGCAGAATTTAACATTCGAGGAAATTGACACTGTTATGACACGTGTTGGTTATCGATCGAAGATTATTTGGTGTGGTGATTATCGCCAGACTGATTTAAATAAAAAGAAAAACGATGTAACTGGTATCTTAAAATTCTTTGACATTGCTCATCATATGGGTGCGTTCACTAGAATTGAATTTACACCTGATGACATCGTAAGAAGTAGTTTGGTTAAAGATTATATCTTGGCTAAACTGAAATATGAAGATATCATAGAAGGAAACTAATTGTTTGAGCCATCAACATCTCTGTTAAGTACGATTGACGCTCTAAAGAATGTCGATCATACCATAACGTATGAGTATGTTGATGAAGTCACAATGGAAACTGTATCATATCCAGTCACTGTTATTGCCACTGAGAGTAATGTAACTATTTCTACTGATAATGGTAGAATATCTGGTTTCTATACTGACCCATTTGATATTAGTGTTACTTATCTACAATCAGATAAACAAAGTAAAACGGTAGACTCGTTTTCTGAAATTGATGAGAGTAACCTATATGAACTATACAATTATAGTCCAAATAGTAATACACAGAAAACGTATACTTATACAGCGATTGCTTATGATTATGATACAACCCCACCAATTCCAATAGAAGTAGCTAGAACAGATTACACAATTGTTGTTACTAATAATTGGACTTATGGAAGAAATCAACTTCTTAAATATGCAAACTCAACTAGGTATAAAGATCAAATATCAGTTTCTTGGACTAATCAATTTGGACAACCGATACCTATGATAAATAACAGTGGTAAACAGATAACATGGGAAAATAATTCATGAGTTTAGTAATACCTAATACACTCGGTAGCAGAACTGCTTCTATCGAACTTTCTGACTTAGATGAAAATTTTGAGTATTTCAGGGATCAACTCAACCCATATGTTAATGCCATAACAGTTGGTGCTGCAAATGCAGTGACATTGAATGGAACAACTACTTTATCTTCTGCTTTAAACTATGGTGGTGTTACTCTTGCTAATACTGTCACTGGAACTGGCAGTATGGTTCTAAGCAATAACCCATCAATCACTGGTAACCTTCATGCTGGAACTGTTAATACAAATACTCTTAAAGCATCAACTGGTTCATTAACAACTATTCCAACAGGTAATTCTGTCAAAGGAACTGATGTTGGTTCTTTGTATGCTCCAGGAATGATTATTCAAACAATCTACAAAAGAGTAGATTCGAAAGATGTAGTTGCCTTTGCTACCGCAGGACAACCTGGATCGTTTATAACATCTCTTGATACTACCATAACTCCTAAATTTGCTAATAGTTTAATTCTTATCCAGATGTGCTTAACATATGAAGTGCATCACGATAGCGTGTTTAGATTATACAGAGGTGCTACTCCTATTGGTATAAATGTTAACGATTCCAATTATTGGAGCGGTACTTGGTTGCCTTCATATGATGTAGATAATAATTCAACTGCTAGAACTAATTATTTCTTTTATATGGATGCTCCAGCAGCTACTGATGCTACAACATATAGATTAATGATTCAATCTGGTGGTATTGGAGCAACATCATTGTTTTTAAATAGAACAGTAGCTTCTGCAGGACAAGATAGTTATGAAGTAGCTATTAGTCAAATTATACTCCAAGAAATAGCACAATAAAAATAAAGGATCAAGAATGATTACAGGACAACAATTTAAAACTTTATTCCCAAGAGCACAAGATGCTGATGGTTGGGCGACTTCTATGAATGAAGTGTTCCCAACATACGAAATCAATACACCAAAACGTATTGCTGCATTCCTTGCACAATGTGGACATGAGTCTGGTGGTTGGACTACGTTTGAAGAAAACCTTAACTATTCTGCACAAGGATTAAATGGTATCTTCAAAAAGTATTTCCCTACAATTGAATCAGCACAACCTTATGCACGTAAACCAGAAATGATTGCCAATAAGGTTTATGGTGGTCGTATGGGTAATGGACCAGAGTCATCAGGTGACGGATGGAAATATCGTGGACGTGGACCAATCCAGTTGACTGGAAAAGATAACTATCGTGCATTTGCCAAAGACATGTTTGAAGACTGGGAAAATCTATTCGAGAATCCAGACTGGGTTACATCAGATAAAGACTTCGCTCTTATGTCTGCTATTTGGTTCTGGAACAAGAACAAGTTAAATGTTCAAGCTGATTCTGGCGACATTAAACTAATGACGAAAAAGATCAATGGTGGTTACATTGGTCTTGAAGATCGTATTCATCACTACGAGGATGCAATTAAACTGCTTACATAATGAAAACATTTATACATCATGATTTACCCAAACTTGAACGTGACACAAAACCCGATGGTACGAGAGTCTACAAGACACCATCGGGTTCAGCCTATCCCAGCGTTACCACAGTCACAGGACTGCACTCAGCAAAAGGAATCATGGAATGGCGAAAGAGAGTCGGGGAAGCAGAAGCAAACCGAGTCTCAGCAAAAGCCAGTTCCAGAGGTACAAGAATACATCAACACTGTGAAGACTTTCTCCTTGGAGAGCATGTTGAACCAGATATGTTTGATGCAGAAATGTTCAACTCAATCAAACCCTTGCTCGACCAAATCGACAACATTCACTGCTTGGAAGATCCGCTCTATTCTGACCACTTACAAGTCGCTGGAACAGTGGACTGCATCGCAGAATTCCAAGGTAAACTTAGTATCATAGATTTTAAGACTGCATCTCGAGCAAAAGATCGTGATGACATTCATAACTACTTTATGCAGACTGCAGCATATGCAGTAGCATTTGAAGAAAGAACAGGAATTCCAGTGGGAAGACTTGTTATTATTATGGCAATAGATAATGATGATCCTAAATTGTTTATTGAGAAACGTGACGAGTGGATCGATGGTTTTAAGAAATTAAGACTTGATTACAAAAATTTAAAAAATATTTAAAGGGATTTTATACATGAAGATTATTATTGGATTATTGAGTGCTTTAACTCTAACATCCGCCTTTGCACAGTGGCAACCAACTAAACCAATTAATGCGATTATCAATATGCCAGCTGGCACACCATCTGATAATGCGTTTAGAATTGTTTCTCAGCAGGTTGAGAAAAATACTGGTGCTACTTTTGTTTCAAATTATCGTCCAGGTGCTGGTGGTACTATTGGTAATGAACAATTTGTTAAGTCTGCCCCAGATGGTTATACTACTGGTCCAATTCCAATTCCAGGATTAACTGGAACTGATAGAATGGTCAATCCAAATAAATCATATACAACAAGTGATTTTATTTTTGTTATGGGTAATGCCTTTACTCCAATGACAATTATTGCTAATCCCAATGATCCTGTTAATTCAATACAGGATCTGGTTAAAGTTCTTAAAACAGAAAAAACTACTATGGGCGATCCAGGTTCTGGTGGTCGAATTGCATATGAATTATTTCGTTCAGTTGCTCAACTAGAAGAAAGTCCAGATCGTATTATTCGTGCTGAATATAAAGGTCCAACTGATGTTGTTACTGACGTTGCTAATAAGAATCTTAGATTTGGTGTAGTTCCGCTAGCTGCATCAAGTCAGATGCATATTGCTGGTAAGATTAAAATTATTGCTGTGACTAGCGAATCTCGTTCAAAGGCATTCCCAGATATTCCTACCGTAAGTTCTGTATATCCAACTATGGTCTATAATTTGGGCTGGGCAATTTCTTTACCAAAAGGAACACCACAAGATGTTGTTGATTGGTATAGTAAAGAATTTGTAAAAGCAGTACAATCTAAAGAGGTTCAGCAAAAACTTCATGATAATTTCTTCTTCGTTGATAAGAAATTATTAAACTCTAAAGATCTAACTGCTAAGATTCTTGCTGATGAAAAGCGTAATGCTCCAATCGTTGATAAAGTTTTAGAACAACAGAAAAAATAAAGTTGTTCTGCAAAGATTTATAATGTATAATTGATGTATTGCTGTATGAAGCAAAGAGAAAGGTGTTCTGGACGAGGGTTCGATTCCCTCCACCTCCACCAAAAGCATACTCTAGCCGAAAGGTGACACGTGGGGTTCATCCATGAAGTATGTTTTTGATGGGGGTGACTAGGTTTCGACAGGGCAACAAGTAAACAAGTGGACAGCACGGGAATGTGAAACCCGTAGGATTGGGGAAACTCGGTCGTAGAAGCAAAAAACGTAAACGCAAACGACGCACAGTTCGCATTAGCAGCCTAAACACTGCTTAGGGTTTCGGTAGCTTTCCTCGTAACAGAATAAGCTACCACTAATTCTATAGAGGACACAAAATGAAATGTGAAGACATAAATTATAATTCTATTTGTGCTCATATCCCGCACGTTATTCAATCGTTATACTTAACAGATATTTTAAATTCAACCTCGTTGATTGAAATACGTGATGCATTTCGAATCAATCAAATGCAAGGTAAAGCATGGTTGTTAGATAACATTAAGAATGTAAATCGCAATACCAAAGTATTGGTGATTGGATCGTGGTTGGGATTTACCAGTTATTGTTTATATAAAGAAGGTTTCAATTTTATCACAGAAACTGATATTGATTCTAGATTAGAAAAGATGGCACGACATATTAATATGTCTAATAATACATTTAACCATCTCAACAATGACGTTAATGAATTGGATCTTTCTAGCTACGGATTAATTATTAATACATCATGCGAACACATTGAAGATAATCGGTGGTTCGATAAAGTTAAAGCAGGAACAATACTTGCCTTACAATCTACAAACTTTAAATGCCCAGATCACGTTAATACAGTTAATAATCTAGATGAAATGAAAAGTAAGTATCCGTTAAAATACTCTTATGCAGATGACCTTGTATTCAACTCAATGTTTAGTCGATATATGGTTGTTGGAGAAAAGATTTAATGTATGATGTTTTCTTTATTTGTTATGATGAATCTAATCGTGAAGAAAACTGGCAGAGAGTTTTAGAATTTCATCCAAACGCTAAACGAATTGATGCTGTTAAGGGTATCAGTAATTCACATGTGATATGTAATGAATTGTCAACAACATCGCACTTTTGGACTGTTGATGGAGATAATTGGTTATTAGAAGAATTGAATGAAACTGAAACCAAAGGTGAAGACTTAATCTTTTACACAGCAATAGATTGTATTGACAACTCTGTTTCTACGATCGGTGCTGTGAAACTTTGGAAAAAGAATTCTATTATTAATTCAGATATGTCTAAAGGCGACTTCTGCAAAAACGCAACAAGTACCTCAGTTGCCGTACAAAAAACATTATCAATACATAAGTATGACGTCACACCATATGAGGCATGGCGACATACCTTCAGGCACTCTGTTAAATGTTTTGCTGGAATTTTACCACGTGATGCATTGATTGTGTATCAATCTCATGTTATTAAACATAAGAAGTTAAATCAACATAGTTATCGTGGTTACTTGGATGCTAAAGAATATGTTGAAAAATGCGATGGCGATTTCAACAAGATTAATCTAATCAACGATTATGATTGGCTACCAAGTATATGGAGTCTCCACTCTGTTGAACAATTCATTGCTGAATGATATTGTGTGGTATCAACCAAATGAACTTCACCTACTGATAGATTAAAACAACCCTTATCTCTAAAAACAAAAAAGCAATGGTCGTTTGTTATTAGTGGTATGTGAATTCTTTGTGTGTCATCTCTATGCATAGAATAGCAAGAATACGGTTTTAACCACATCAACCTAGTTCTCGTCATTTTATACTTCTTAATTAGTTCTTCAAAAATAGTATCTTTGAAATATGGATTTACTAAAGCATCAGTTGTCCATTTCTGTCCAGCCTTCATACGACCAACAGCATCTTCCCATGGATCATTACCTTCGTTGTACTGCAATCCAGTTTGTTTACCATTTGGATATTCAATCCATTTGATTCCATCTTCTAGTTGTTTATAAGCAGTTAATACTGAAGATGTTTCGATAGTATCTAATACACTAATCATATCAATGTCTTTGTTTAAGGTGATACAATACTTTAGCCACGTTATCTGAATTCATTGGCACGTTTATAATTAGGTGGATGCTATCTGGTGTCCAGCTAATTGTACGATGAGTTTTTCTTGTGTTAATATAATAAACACGACCCATCTCAATTTGCAGTTTTTTATCTGTTTCTGCTATCCAATCATATTCCATTGGTCCACAGTTGTTTAAAAACGCAGCTAGTCTAAATGATTGTCGAGGCATCGATGGATGATCTCTGTGTGGAACAAAATGTCCACCAACTCCAGCATTGATTAAAAATGTTCTTCCTAAAGGTGAGAATGTTTTTAATAAAGGTTTTAAACTATCACAACTATTATAAACATCTGTTGGTTGATTGAATTCTAATTCAGTCACTGGACGACCAAGTTCAACATATGCTTGTGCTTGACTTGGACTGTCTTTATGAGTTTTTCCAGGAAGGTTTGTTATAGTTAAAGATTTTCTATTATTAAACGCATTTGGTCTTGGTAAATAATCTACCCAATCATTTGAATATTGTTGTATCTCAGACATAAATTGTTTGACATCAATTTTAAAATCTAATGCTTCAAAGTCACCAAGCTGTAATAAAGCAAGTTCATTAGCAACTGTTTCTAGACTGACTTGACTTGAGTCATACTGAACTGGACGTTGACTAATACCTGGTGGTACAATTATATTTTTTGCCATAATATTACTTCCTCACATAAATTTAACTATAGAATCTTTTGTTGGACGACGGTATCTATTTTCAGCAGTTCTAATATTTGATGCGGTGTTGGATAAATCAAATCCAATTTCTACACCATCTTTGTATACTTTTCTACCTATTAAATCATCAGGTGTGGCATATCCAAACCCAATGCTTATAACTGCAGTATGATCTGGTCGATTTAGTTTATCAGCTACTTCTCTTCCACCTATACAACCACAGAAACCTGTTCTAACACCTAACTCTTCTGCTTGGCACATAGCCATAGTAGAACTTACAATGCAATCATTATTAGTACGTAACCAACTAGATTCTACATATGGATTAGTTGTGATTGGATAATTTTTAGCTAACCAAATCATAACAACAGGAGCAAGAACTTGACCATTGTATCTTCTTTTTCCGATACCTTGTTTTCCTCTAACTTTATCTAGACATGCCGTATTATCGTAATACAACCATTCTTTAAATTGTTTTCCTTCAACACTATCCGTAATTACGTGTATCTCAAATTCGTGGTAGCCTTGCTTGCTTGGTGCTTGATATGCGCATTCTAATATAGTTTCAATTTTACTATCTTCCAATGGTACATTATCCCACCACTTAGCAGTAAATCGGTTTTTAAGATGGTCAGCCAGTATCATGTTTAGACCTTATAAATATGGTTAGTGAAAATATATGGAGTCTCTCGATGAGAACACAACCTCAGATTGATAGAATTAAAAAATCATTCTCCGATCCTTATTTAGTGAATAACTTTATAAGTCAGGATGAAATTGACCATCTAATAAACTTATTCGAAAATGATAATGGCGAAGGTGCTGATCCAAATCAAAAGAAAGTATACAAAAATACTGGTCCAGTCACATTGGACATTCACAAATATTTTAGTGATCCTGTAGTGGACGCTATCATAAATCGAATTAAAACGCAAATAGGTGATTTTGATATTACCACAGGGTTTTTCTTCTTTACCAACTATCCACATATTATTCATAATGATGATTTATTTGAACTACCTAATAATGTTTACAAGGCTATAACAATACCACTTAGATTAGACAGTGATGAAGAAATTACTGAGTATTCAAATTTATGTTTCTTTGATCAACACTACTTCCATGGTCCTAGTAAATTTTTTAAAGATAGCAAGGACATACCAACATATTATAATAAATGTATTTACGAATATGATAAAATTGATGGGTTGGTGGAAACTCCAATATCTAAAGAAGTGTACGAAAAATATTTCACTCACCTAAAGCCACAATGGTTAGAAGGATTGAGTTTACATTCTATGTTTGAATGGAAGCCAGGATCTTGTATGATATTTGATAGTTTAAGATTACACTGCGCCAGCGATTTTAGAAAACATGGAATAAAATCTAAGTTGGGTCTTAGTATATTTACGAAAACAAAATGATAAGAAATAAATTTATATACGAGTTGGATATTGATTTGGATATGGAATATATCGCAAATCTAGTCAACGATAAAAAGTATCAATCAATTGATGGTCGAGCCTCACACCACAGATTCGTCAAAGATGACCCATACATGACATCTATACAAAAACGATATCCATTGCTGAGTGTGATTTATAACATATATCCTTTGCCATCTAGAAAAGAAATACCAATACATATAGACACTGAAAGAAGCTGTGCTTTCAATATACCTATACAAGATACAGAAAATACTTATACTGTTTTTTACGAAACAGATGGTCCACTGAAAACAAAGTATGATGCAAGTAGAATATACGATTTAGTTGAATCTCCAGTAGTTGAGGTTTACAGACATACTTTGATTAGACCAGTACTAATTAACAATTCAATACCGCATAAAGTCACTAACGAAAAGGATACTATGAGAGTTACTTTGAGTTGGAGTTTACAAAAAGGTGTGACACATCAACAGGCAATAGAGTGTTTCAATGAATAATTATTGCACTAAATTAAAGTTTCCAAATCTTAATGTAGATTTAACTTCTTATAGAAAACAACATAGGAATCATATTAGAGCACCTAAAGATATTATGGGATCAGAACTAGATGATATACTACTAAGTGTTGGCATTAAATTGTTTTGGGTTGAGGCATTTTATTTGGATAAAAATGCCGATCATACTATACACTGTGATGGTCATGAATTGGATGATAAAGCTAAATTAAACTATGTTGTGGGTGGAAAGGATAGTTTGATGACTTGGTACACTGATGTTGAACCAAGTAAAATAGAAAAAAGAACAAGTTGGGCGAATACAATTTATTTGGGAATAAACACAGATGACATAACTCCAACTTTTAGTACAACTATGGAAGAAGGATTCTATATTGTTCATGTAGGTAAATTTCATAATGTTTGGAATAAAGATGAAGAAAGATATTGTTTAAGTGCTTGTCTTATTGATGCAAAAACTAATCATAGGTTAACATTCACTGAATTACAAATTAGATTGAAAGATTACATAGATGACTGAATGTTTTAAACAAATTCCTATTGATATGTATCCACTATCAAAACCAATCCAAGAATTTTTGGTCGATTGGCCAGAAAAACGTATGGATAAATTAATAGATAGTAGTTTTTTAAATCCCGAATTGTTAAAATATTTTACCCGAAAAAAAATTAAACTTCGTGAAAACTTTATCATATGGCACTGGAATCTTCCTGGTCCTGAAAACCCACATACTGATGGTGATTGGCATTCAGATGAGACTGTTGTTAAAAAAAGATTATGTGGTATCAATTGGAACTTTTCAGAAGATAGCTATGTAGAATTTTATTCGACAGAAGGTGGAAAGCCGACATTCTCATACAGAGGAAAATATGATTTTTCTACCACATGGGAAAATACAGATAAAGTTATAGATGTTTGGAGTGGAGCTGGACCTGTAATATTTAATCCTCAAGTGCCACACAATGTAAAAGGCACTGGTAGTAAAAGATTAAGTATGACACTAAGGTTTTATGAAACTTATGAAAGTTTAGGAAACAAATTAAATGTCTGAGTATTATAGGTATTTAAATATTCAAAACACGTTCTTTGATAAAGAAGTGCTAGTCAAAAAGTATATACTTGAAGATGTGAACAAAAATAAACAATGGAGAATTGAAGGTAAAGATTTAAGTATTATTAATGATACTTGGTTTAAACAAAACGGATGCACCATTCAGGTTGCCGAACTTTTTTATACAGCACCACAATCTAAAATAAAATGGCATATTGACATTAGTGGATATAGTCCTCTTTTTGATTATGTTAAGATTAATTTTGTATGGGGAACAGATGATTCACATTATATGCAATGGGGTAAAATAATAGATCAAAACTGCGATTCTAAAATTGGTTATAACACAGCTGGAAGTCCTCATATGATTTTTGATCCGTCTCAAATTGAAATACATGAAAGTGTAATCATAGATAAACCAATACTTGTCAATGTTGGTGTTCCGCATAGAGCAGTGAATGATAGTGATTTGGGAAGATGGTGCATTTCTTTGATACCGAAAAAGAACAACGAAAGAATTGCTTGGAATCAAGCGATTGAAATATTCCATGAATATCTATGAAATAAATGACTTATCTAATACCAAAGTCATTGAGATATTAAAAACTGGTATTACAAAGTCTATGTTTAAAAAACAAGAGTTACTTGAAAACTATTTGTATGAATATAAAGACAACCCAGCCAATTTATTTTATAGATTAGAAAATGGGCAGTTCAAGAATGGTTCATATTTCGTTATAACTGATGATGAAGATAATTTTATCGCTGGTTCTGGATGGTATAAGTATAATGATAATACTGCTCTAGTATTGGTTAGAATGTTAGTCAGACCAGACTATAGAACAACTTACATAGTGGGACATAAATTATTACCACTCATGATTGATAGAACTGCACGTTATAATAATGTGTGGATAACTTGTAATGACTATAACAAAGCAATTTACGATTGGTTCGATAGGTCGAGTAAAGGTAAAAGTCCTGCTCTCTACAATAATTGGCCAGACCTTTATAAAAAATTCAAACCTATTGGAAAACAACTGGTTAATGGAATGCAACAGTATGTTGCTGCATTGGAAAAATAATGTTTAAATCTATTTCTAAAATATTTTATTTTGTTTATTTGCCTATGGCATTTTTAACATTGTTTACTGTCTACTGTTTATTCACAGGAATCATACCACTATATTATCTGTTTGGTACATTGATTATGTGGACTTTAGTTTCTGGATTAGGTATCGCTTGCGGTTATCACAGAGTGTTTAGTCACAGAACACATAAACTCCCAGTATGGAAAGAAAACATTATCCTTTTCTTCGCAACTTTTGCTGGAGAAGGAAGTAGTATATTTTGGACTGCGTTGCATAGAGGATATCACCATCCATATGCTGATACCGAAAGAGATTTACACAGTCCTGTAGTATATGGTTCTTGGCACGCATATATGGGATGGTTAATTCAAATAACAGAAAACAATGTAACTGTTAATGTTAAATATGCTGTTGATTTATTAAGAAAGCCAAATCACGTTTGGTTCCATAAACAATATTTAAGAATATTGTGGGGTGTTCCTTTATTGATTTGTCTTATTAATTGGCAACTTGCTTTTACTTGTTTCTTTATGGTTACCTTTATCGGTATGACACAAGATAACTTGGTGAATGTTTTGGGTCATACAAAAGCATTCTTTGGATATCGTAACTTTGACACTAACGATAATTCACAAAATAATATTCCACTTGCATACTTAACATGGGGACAAGGTTGGCATAACAACCATCATAAGTCACCAGCCAGTTATGATTTTGGTAGTGGTATTAGTGGTAAGTGGTGGGAATTCGATACGTGTAGATTATTTTTACCTTTTATTAAATAATATGCAATTTATAAAAGATAATTATTTACGAGTATCTGGAACTGGTGATTCATTTCGATTTGAGGTTGATCCTCCAAAAGACAGAAGTATAAAGTTTCATGATGCTTGCATTTCTTTGGCTAATGAAGTTTATTCAAATAAACAAGGTAAGCTATATCTAATGTATAGTGGTGGTGTTGATAGTGAATATATTTTAGAATTATTCTTATCGCTGGGCATGGATATTACTCCAGTGATCGTTAGATTGAAACCCAATTACAACGAACACGATATTAAATATGCAATTGACTTTTGTGAGTCTAGAAAATTAAAACCTATAGTATATGACATTGATTTTGATGATTTTGTAAAATCTGGTAAAATAGTACAAATTGGCGAGGAATCTCGTTGCGGTGCATATGAATTACCTTCCACTTTTCATGCTGTCAGTCAATTAGATGGAACAATAGTTATGGGTAGTCATGGTCCACCACACATTACAAAATTTAAAATACCAGGTGGTGTATGGGTTGTTAATGAAATGGAAAAATTACACTCGGCATTAAGACATTTCGATCATAATAAGATCCATGGATATCCATTTTTCTTAGCTCACACAGCAGAACAATATTATTCATTTCTAATGCATCCAACGAATAAAGATTTGGCTGAAAACAAATATCTGGGTTGGCAAAACAACAACTTTATAAAGTGGAAGATGTTTAATGAGTTATCAGGTTTTAATATGCCAGAAAGACCAAAATTTACAGGTTACGAGAATATAGAAAAAAGTGATATATTTAACCATGAAAATTTACAATGGTTTCAGACTGTAGGAACTCAATGGCATGGGTTTTATGGTGTCAATTTTTTTGATATGATAAAACATTTAAATTTGCCTTGCAAGCTAATATGATGCATAATATTACTTTATGATGAAATGTGCAGTTCTTTGCAATGGTCCAAGTAGAGTTGACTACAACCCATCTACAGAGTATAATTACATTATCGGTTGTAACATACCTTGGACTATAGTAGATGCAACAGTTGTGTTAGATGTAAATGTTCTAGACAAATGGCAGTTTCCCACTAAGTTTTACGCAAGTGTTGCTGCATGGCGAGAACTAAGAGACAGAGAAAGATTCACAGAACACTTTCTAGGTTTGGTAAATACCATAACAGATTATGATTCTGCTGGACATGCAGCGTGTAGAAAAGTTCTAGAGATGACTCCGACTGTGATAGATATATACGGATGTGATTCTTGGTTTACTGATAATACTGAAAGTTACACACATCAATATGTTGATGGGCGATCAGATGATATGACGAAGAATGTAAGCGTGTGGCGATCCAGATGGTATGACCTAATGGACAGTCATAAAAATGTAGAGTTTAATTTTATAAGGAAATAATATGAAGAAATTTTTAATCGCACTAAACTTGGTTATTTGGTCATTCGTTGGATATCAAGTAACAGGATTTGCTGCAGAGCCAGCAAAGAAAGAAATACCAAAAGAGGTAACTAATTGTGTGAAGAAAGACAAGAATGGTAAATGTCCTCCTCCACCAAATTCACCTAAACCAACACCTAAGAAGGTTGAACAAAAATAATGTCTTCTAACATTGTTAGATTTTTTTTGTGGGATCTTGAGAGTAAATTAGTTCTTTGCGATACCCTTTCTGCTACTGCTTTACATGCAGTTAGAGAGGGTATTCTTAATAGTAAAGTTTATGTGAGTGGTGTTGGTCAATTCCCTGAATCACCACAAAACATATTAATGTTTAGTGATACCCATCCGAATAAACTTTACCCAGCAACAATTACTCTCAGCGAAAAACATGTTAATCTGATAAAAGTTACCAAGCTGAGAATAAAATATATGCAACAGCTAGAAGCATTTGTTCAAAAATATGTTGATAAATCATGTTCTCCTCTAGAAGTTGAGATACATAATTATCTACCTACACAAGAATTTAATATTAATCATCCGATAGTAGTAGAATACAGTGATATCTTAAACATACCAGCTGTTGAAGCATACAACGATTTAAAAATGAGATTTGATTCTTATGGTCTTGTGAAAATAAAAGCATTTGCATATTTTGAAAAATTCAAAAAACAATTAAACCAATGCGATACAGAAAGTGATGCCAAAGCTGTTTTAGAAAAAATATATTATGAATTCTATACAGCAGCTGCCCTTAGTTAATAAATCTCTGTATTTGGCAAGTGTAGCAGGTCTAGCCGACGAGTCTTCTAGTGATGTAGATTTGTGGCATAAGTTTTATGCTAGATTTGTGAACTCTCATGTTGCTTCTTTGGTTGATAGGGCAGAACAAATTGTCATGCCATACAAATTTCAATTGTATGAGCCATTTAAACTACCCAGTGACCTAACTAACTTTAATCTTAGTTATGAAGAATGTTGTTTATTGCGTTCAGAAGAACTTTTAAATCACAGCACAAAAACTGGTTTACCTATTACGCTACTGTATTCTGGTGGAATAGATTCTACAATGGTTGCAGTATCTTTCTTAAAAATAAAAACAAATTTAAGAGATCAAGTAAATGTAGCCATGACTCCAGAAAGTATAGTGGAAAATCCTAACTTTTATTATAATTACATTAGACCAAATTTTAATTTAAAGTCTAGTGAACATTTTAGTAGTTTTTTTGATGGAACAACTATAATAGTTGGTGGTGAACACAACGATCAACTGTTGGGTAGTGATACTGCAGAGAAAAT